GGCACCCGGCTCAACGAGGGCCAGGCCCGGCGGTTTCGGCAAGCGATCCAGGCCGAGGCCTCCCCCGACCTCCGCCTCCGCCGGGAAGGCCGGGAGGCCATGCTTCGGCTTGAGCAGGAGATAGCGGCGGCGCAGCAGTCGATCCGGGTGGCAAACGACATCGCCGAGACCGTGGGGCTGGAAAGCCTCCGGGGCTCGGAGATCGAGACCTCCGACCGGAAGGAACACGAAGGGCGAAAGCGGATCGCCTCGCGCGACGGGCTTGAGACCCTGATGACGGCCCGGTCCCTCTCGGCCAACCAGTTCGCCGCGGGCCTCCGGTTCCGCACGGACTACGAGCTCCTCGACCCGGAAAAGGGGCTCACGCCGCCGGCCCTTGACCAGACCCGCAACATCACCCGAGGCGGGGAAGGCTGGGCGAAGAAGCGCACGGAGCGGGAACTCTTCGTCCGGGATCTGGAGAAGCTGATCCAGGAGGAGGACCGGACCTTCAAGGGGCCGAACGGACGGACGGCGGTTGAGCGCACCGGCCGCGCGGTCTGGGCCTTGCGCGAGATCGCCGGCAAGGGATCAAACCTGCGGAGCTTGAGCAACAGCGGGTCCGTGCAGCGCAGTATCTCCGAGGCCCTGGTCCTCGCCCTGGACTGCGCCGCCCTCGCCTACGGGCTGGAATAGCACATAGGGTGCCCCACAACCCGCCACAGCACCACATCTTGACCCGGAGCGGTAACCGTGCCCATAAGCGAACGTCGATAGACGCGACCAAACGGCCAAGCCCGGCGGATCACCCCGGGCTCGGAAGACGTCACCCCAGCACCGGAATCCCCATGCGACATTTCTGGAAGGCCGTTATCGGCTTGGCCAACGCCATGCACCGCGCGGCCGGCGTTCGGTAACGGATGCGCCCGAGCGATCTGACACAGCGGCCTATCGCGGACCTCGTCCCCTACGCGCGCAACAGCCGGACGCACTCCGAGACGCAAATCGCCCAGATCGCCGCGTCGATCACCGAGTTCGGGTTCACAAGCCCGGTTCTGGTTGACGCCGGGGGCGGGATAATCGCCGGGCACGGCCGGGTTCTCGCCGCTCAATCCCTCGGGCTCGAAACCGTCCCGGTCTTGGTCCTCGACCACCTATCCGAAGCCCAGCGCCGCGCCTATGTGATCGCGGACAACAAGCTGGCCCTGAACGCCGGGTGGGACGACGACGCACTCCGGGCCGAGATCGAGGAACTGGCGCGCGGCGGCTACGGCTTGGACGTCATCGGTTTCGACACCGACGAACTGGAGGCCCTGCTCAACCCGCCTTCCACCAGCCAGGCGGACCCCGACGAGGTGCCCGAGCCGCCGGCCATTCCCGTCACCCGCCCCGGCGACGTCTGGATGATGGACAAGCACCGGATCATCTGCGGGGACAGCACCGACGCGGAGACGGTCGCGGCTCTGCTCCAAGGGGCAAAGCCGCACCTGATGGTCACGGACCCGCCCTATGGGGTGGAATACGACCCGGCCAAGAGCGGCAGAAAGCCAACCGTCGACTCGGCGCGGGGCGTGGTCATGAACGATCACCGGGCGGACTGGCAGGATGCGTGGGCACTGTTCCCCGGCTCCGTCGCCTATGTCTGGCACGCCATGAGAACGAGCGGCACGGTGTTCGGAAGCCTTGAGCAGTCGGGCTTTGAGGTTCGCTCCGAGATCGTGTGGGACAAGGGTCGGCTGGTCATGAGCCGGGGGCACTATCATCCGCAGCACGAGAGTTGCTGGTATGCAGCGCGCGGGACCGCGAGTTGGCACGGCGACAGGAAGCAGACGACCGTCTGGCTGATCCCTCACACCAAATCCGAAACGGGGCACGGCACCCAGAAGCCCGTCGAGTGCATGAAGCGCCCGATCGAGAACAACTCCAAGCCGGGCGACGCGGTCTATGAGCCGTTCAGCGGTTCGGGCACCACGATCATCGCCGCCGAAATGACCGGCCGCCGCTGCTTCGCCATTGAACTCAGCCCCGCCTATGTCGACGTCGCGGTTCGCCGCTGGGAAGACTTCGCTGGCCGGGTCGCCACGCTGGAAGCTACGGGCCAATCCTTCCGGGAGGTTGCCGATGAGCGACGCGCCCTCGCAGCCTGAACCCGATAAGGGCAAGCGCCGCCCCGCCCCCGAAGACGTCCCCGCCATCATGGAAATGATCTCGGGCGGGAAGTCACTCCGCGCCGCCTGCCGGGATCTTGGGCTGCACAACCCCTCGACCGACGCGTTCATCCGGGCCAACCCGGACTATCGCGAGCAATACGCACACGCGCGCGAGAGCCGGGCGGAGTTCCTCCAAGAGGACGGCCTCACCATCACGAAGGCGGCGGCGCTCGGGCAATCGGTCCAGGGTCACAAGATCGACCCGGCCGGCGCGCGTGTTTACCTCGACGCCTTGAAGTGGGCCGCGGCTCGCATGGCCCCGAAGACGGCCCCGGTTCAACGGGTCGCGCATACGTTCTCGCACCTCTCGGACGAAGAACTCGCGGCGGAGATCGCGACCTTGAGCGGGGAAGCGGATGACGCGCCCGCTTTCGAGGGCTGACCGCGAGCGGCTCCTCGCCGCCCTGCGAGAGAAACAAGTCCGGGCCGACCGTCACCGGGTCGCGACCCAGCGGGCGGAGATTGTCGCCGGTTGCCGGCCGCTCTACGGCTTTATCGAGGAGTTCTGGCATACGCTGGAGCCGGCGCGGCCCTTTGTCGGGGGCTGGGCGATCCGGGCGATGTGCGCCCACCTTGAGGCGGTCTCCCGCGGGGAGATCAAGCGGCTCCTGATCACCGTTCCCCCCGGGATGATGAAATCCCTCTTGCTGGTCTTCTGGACCGCATGGGAGTGGGGCCCGCAAGGCGCGGCGCATCTAAATATCAAGCCCTCTGGCCGCTCGACTTGCGGGGCGATCAAAACGCCAAGGGGAAGTTCGAGAACACGGCCAACGGTTTCTCGGAGGCCCGCCCGTTTAGCTCCATGACCGGCGGCCGGGCCGACCGCGTCAAGGTGGACGACCCGCATTCTACCGAAACGGCGGAGTCGGAGGTCGAGCGCGAGACGACGGCCCGCATCTTCCGCGAGGGGATCACCGACCGCCTCAACGACGTGCAGACCAGCGCCATCGTGATCATCATGCAGCGCCTTCACGCCAAGGACGTCGCCGCGGTTGCCATGTCGCTCGATATTGGCTTCGTTCATCTCAACCTCCCGATGGAGTTCGAGACGGCGAGGATCGGCGCGGACGGGAAGAGGACGGGCGGCCCCTGCCGGACCTACGTCAACGGCTCCCTCTTCTTCGAGGATCCCCGAACAGTCGAGGGTGAGCTTCTATTTCCCGACCGCTTCCCGGCCGCCGAGGTCGAGACGCTCAAAAAGGGCAAGGGTGCCTACGCCTGGGCCGGCCAGTATCAGCAGCGGCCCGCGCCGCGCGACGGCGGCCTTTTCAAGCGCGAGTGGTTCAAGATCGTCGGCACGATGCCGGCCGAGATCACGCGAACCGTCCGGGCTTGGGATATTGGAGCGACCGAAGGCGGGGGCGACCCGAGCGCCGGGGTCCGTTGCAGCAAGGCGGGCCAGGGCGAGCGGGCAACCTACTATTTCACGGACTGCCGATCCGGCCAGTGGTCGCCGGCCAATCTCGAAGCACAAATGCAACTGACCGCGGCGGCCGACACTCCGGCGGTCACGATCCGGATACCGCAAGACCCGGGCGCGGCCGGCAAAGGGTACGCCAAGACGCTCGCCAACCGCCTCCACGGGTACGCGGTCAAGATCGAGCGTCCAACGGGCTCCAAAGAAACCCGGGCGCTGGCCTTGGCCACCCAGGCCGAAGCCGGGAACGTCTATATTCTGGCGACCGGCGACCCGGCCAAAGACGCCTGGATCGAGCCCTTCGTCGACGAGCTTTGCGGCTTCCCGGCCGGCGCCCATGACGACAAGGTCGACGCCGCGGCCGACGCCTTCAACGAACTCGCGCTCGGCCCCGCGCCCGCAAGCGTCGCCCCCCTGCGCCTGTAAGGAGACCGCATGACCGCAACG